ACTATTCCCTGCGTTGAAGACAAGCAAGGACTTGTTTGGTGATTTAGAAAAAATTGTTGGTGGGCAGGCGATTGCTCAAGCAGATCCATTCAGCAAGTTCAACAACAGTATGGACATCCTGAAGGAAAAACTTGGGGCAGTAATTTTGCCTTTGATTGAACAGTTTGTTACTGAGATCACTAAACCTGGTGGACTTGTTGAACAGGTTGGTAAGTTTCTTGAAGATTTGAGCAACCCTAAAACTGAAGCGGGGCAGATGTTTGTGGACATCAAGAACGCGGTAAAGGATGCTTATGGTTATGTGAAAGATTTCTTTGCGCTGTTTGGTGGCGGTGATGCGATGGAAGGTTTCAAGAATGTTGCAAGCTCTTTGATTCAGGCTCTCCCTGCTTTGCTTGCTCTAAAAGGTATTTTGATGCTTGCCAGTGCGGGTAAGAGTATCGCTAACCTTGCTAAGGCTATTGCGTTGATGACTGGTGCTGGTGCTGCTGGTGATGGCGGGATTCTTGGCGGCGGTAAAGGTAAAAAAGGTAAGGGCTTCAATAAACTGCCCCTTCTTGGTGCGGGTGCGCTTGCGGGTGTTGGTTTGGTGCTGATGACTTCTGGCGATACGATGCAAATAGGCGATAAAGATTTGACAGGCATCAACCCTAAAACAGGTTATAAAAAAGATATGCCTGCCTTTGGTTCAGGTATTTTTGCTAATGGTAAATCTCTTAGTGCTCAAACAACAAATAACAACATCACTATTCAGGTTCAGTCTGCTGATCCTAAAGCGGTTGTTGATGCTGTTGTTAAATATGGGAAAGCTAATGGCGGTTTACCTTTTGCTGGCTTTACTAGCAAGGGTAGATAATGCCTGTCCCTACATATCTGGTTTATCTTAGTTTCAGTTCTAGCGGTTACATTGATGTTACTTCTTACGCAACTAATGTAATGATAGATCGTGGTAGCCCGCGTATTCTTGATGATACTCAGGTTGGGCAGGCAACAGTTAGTTTCATCAATAACGATAGAACTTTTGACCCTTTCAATACAAGCTCAATTCTTTGGAACACTATGGGCGGTTATACGCTTGTTCAACCTAACGCTAAAGTTCAGATTTCTTCTGGCGGTGTCGTTATCTTTACTGGTTGGGTTCAAAACTGGGATTTCACTAATGATGAAAAAGGTCTTGATGCCCGTGCAAGCCTGATGGCTACTGATGGTTTAGGTGTCCTTGCCAAAGCAAATTTCAACCCTACTTTGATTACTGCCGCGAATACTGCGGGGCAACTACCTACACCTAGAATTGCTTCGGCTACCGCTATTTGGGGTTCAACCGCAATCACTGTTTCTATGGCTGGTAGCGCAGGTAAGACACCTTTGGTTGGGGACACGCTCAGTCAAGATCAGACTGTTCTAAGTTATTTGCAGAATGTTGCTCGAACTGAACCCGCAAACTTTTGGGGAACTAAAGACGGTAACGCTAAATGGGCTGATCGCAGTTACACGAACACAACTTGGGATCCATCTTCATCTTTGAACTATAACTATCATCTAACCGCAGGTTTTTATAATGGCACTGCAACTGATTTATCTAACTGGATTACTGGCACTGAAGGCACGCCTGTTGTAAAAACTAATTTACAGTTTCCAGGTGAGTATGTTTTAGAGTCTGTCCTTCTTGGATCAGAGCAAGGCGTTCAATATCAGGAATTAGATAAAACTAAATATAAGGCTAACACTGCTTATAGTGTTGCGTTTTGGACTAATGCTGTAGATATGGCTGCTGAAATACGCTTGCGTTACAAGAATCCTGCAACAGGCGGTTTCATTGATAGAGCAACTAAGACTTATTCAAATACTTTTACTAACGACAATTGGAAGCGTATTGTTGTTGAGAATCTAACAACTGCTTCTTTCTGCAACTATTTTGAGTTTTATGTTTCAGATCTCAATGGAACTTTCCAAATAAAAGATTTGATTATTACGCCAACTTCTTCGGCTTCTAGTTTTTATTTTGATGGTGAACGCTATCAGGAAACAACATCAACTTATTTGAATGATCAGCAACGCCCTTACACTGGTTGGGTTGGGGATGAACGCTTTTCAAATAGCGTGTATGCGACAACTATCAAATCGGGAACTGCTACCGCAACTGCCATCGTGAACTTTGCTGATAATTATGGAACTGCTGTTGTTGCTACTGCATTACCTATATCTGATTTGCAAGTTCAATACGCTTCTGACCAGTTCTATAATCAGGTGAATGTTGTTAGAGCTTCAGGGGGAACTGTTACAACTCAAAGCACCGCCAGTCAAGCGCTTTATGGGATTAGAACTTTCGCGCAAACAGATAATCTAGGCATTAGCCCTGCTAGATCTAGTGCGATGGCAAGTGAGATTTACGGGCAGTTTGGAAGCCCTGATTATGTTTTGACTAGCCTAGATTTACAGTTAGAAGCGATGGCGGGAACTGCGCAGGCTAGAGTCCAAGCAATTGATTTGTATGATCCTGCAAGAGTTATTTTTAGACCATCAAGCACTGGATCTAACATTGATAAAAAATACACAATCATTAGTATTAAGCAAGAGTTCAATCCTGAAACGCATAAGGTTTCTTTAGGGTTAGCCCCATTTGGTGCGGGTATGATTTTGAACTCAACCTATATGGGTATTTTGGACACTCAAAAGGTTGTTTAGCACACGCTAAACTAAAGACTTAGGAGAATAAAAATGACTTTGAAAACTTGGGCTATTGGCGATGTGCTTACTGCTGCCGATTTGAACACTTATGTTTCACAACAGGTTGTAGGCACTTTTGGATCTTCAGCAGTTAGAGCTACTGCTATTGCTACCGCTGTTGCAGGTCAAGTTTCTTATTTGACTGATAAAGATCGTATTGAACATTACGATGCTACTCAGTGGCAACCTTTGCCTAGTGCGATGGCTGTTTTCTCTGCTACTGGACCTGGAACTGCTGTTGCTGCTGGTGGTTCTGCGCTTGTGTCTGTTGTGTTGCCTGCATCCCGATTCGGGACTACCCCGATTATTTGTGGGTTGAGTTCTACTGGTGCGATGTTTACCCCTGTTGTGAACGCGGTTACTACTGGAACTGCAACTATTGCTTTAGTGAATCAGGGTGGTGTTTCTCAGGCTGCTACTCAGACTTTGTATGGTGTGGCAATTATGATGGCTACTGGAACTGCTACGGGTTAGGAATAAAATGAGAAGTTGTAAAACTGAAGGTTGCCCTATAAAGGGTGAAGAGCATACGCCCCCTGTTGAAGGGATGCTTGTTTGTGGTTTGTGTGGTCAGGAAATGACCCCAATTGAGTGAACCAACTAAACCTTCCAATCAAACTTTGTTGTTGCAGATTGTTCGCGATATTGAAATTCTAAAAGCTAACTCAATTCAGATCCTTGATGCTTCTCGCGATCACGAAAACAGGATTAGAGAACTTGAAAAGCAATTGAATAGAAGTGCTTGGATACCTGCGCTGATAACTGCTGTAATAACTTCAATAAGCGTGTATTTGATAAGTAAAGGATTGAAATGATTACTCCAGGAATATATGACTTAACTATTTATCAGGGCGCAGATTTTGATAAAACTTTTACTGTCCTTCAATCGGGCACTGCCCTAAACTTCACTGGTTATAGTGCTGCAATGCAAATTAGAACTTCTGCTGATGCGACAGCCTTCCTATTGAGCCTAACTAACGGTTCAGGTATTACTTTGGGGGGAACTGCGGGAACTATTGCGCTAAACATTACTTCAGCTCAATCAAGTGCTTTATCTGCTGGTTCTTATACTTATGATTTAGAGTTAAATTCAGGCAGCCAAATAACCCGTATTTTGCAAGGCTCTTGTACAGTGAGCGGAAATGTTACCCGATGACAACATTCAATGTAACTGAATCAACAACAACAGTAACAACAACTAACGATGTTACAACTATCACTATTGATAACGCTGGTATTCAGGGCGCTCAAGGTGCTTCAGGTGTCGTTTCTGTTACTAGCCCTATAACAAACTCAGGCAGTTCAAGTTCAGCAATTATTGGCATAGATCTGACAAACATCGCTGAAACAAACGCTGCTAATGCTTTTACTGTTGGCGGGCAAACTATTACTAACGATGCTATTGCAACTCTGCCTTTGCTGATAAAAGGCGCATCAGGTCAAACAGCAAACTTACTGGAATTGCAAAGAAACGATTTAAGCATTGCTTTCAGAGTGCGTAATAATGGAAACTTTGGTGCAGGTGGACTTATCACCGCAACAACAGGTTTCATCAATAACGATCTAACTGGGTCATCAAGTATCGGTTTTGTGATTCGTGGTGCTGCGGGTCAATCGGCTAACTTGCAGGAATGGCAGAATAGCGGTGGAACAGCAATAGCAAATGTTTCAAGCACAGGAACAATAACATCTACACAATACTTAAAGTCTTTAGGCTTTAGAGCTTTATCAGACGATTCAGTCATATTCATTAGTGCAGGTTCTAGAAACTTACAGTTGTTTAGTGCTACTAGTTCTGTCGGTGGAGGTAATGGTGTTCTTGGTATTGCTAACGCAACTACTGTTCCAACATCAAACCCAACTGGTGGCGGTATCTTGTATGTTGAAGCAGGTGCGTTGAAGTATCGTGGAAGTTCAGGAACAATAACAACTCTAGGAGCAGCATAATGTCTGATTTTGAAGTATCAAACGAATACAAACTACAAACTCTAAACTCTAGACTTGAGCAGTTAAATGTTGAAGGCTGGCATAATGAAGAAGCCAAAACAGTAAATACTGCTCTTGGTAATGATGATGAAGTTGCCCGCCTAACAGCAAACATTCAGGTCATCAAAGATGCGATTGTTGCGGTCAAAAAACAGATCGTTGATTTAGCGTAAAAACTGTTTAGATAGGACTGCTTTTATGACAATCTATTTTGAGCCGTTTACGCCTAAAACTCGTGGCGATCAGTTTGGCAATCTAGCTGATTATCGTAATGGCAGGCCACATCGCGGGCAGGACTGGAGTCCTAAACTTAGATCTAAAGTGAAGGCAATTACTGATGGAACTGTTTTTGTTTCAACTTGGACTGATGGTTTAGGTTGGATAGTTATTCACTCAAC